GTTCCGGAAGCTTTTCTGTCACCGGGATCCACCGCCGCACATTCTTTAACGCCAGCCTTGCATCCTTCTGATCTTCCTCGTTTTCGCAGTGGATCACGATGTCATAGGTATCGTCATATACGTCTGCAACTCCGTTCTCATCAATCATTACCAACATCTTTTCCCCTCCGTTTTCATGCGCTCGATCTCATCTGGGCTCACTCCGGTATCCTCATAGTCCTTCAGCTTCCAGAGCGCCCCGTAGAGCTTCTCCCAAGTTTTTTCAGAAAGCACTGCGCCGGGCTTCAGATCGGACCACGGGACGTCCCGCAGGCACCAATGACCACTATCTTTCTTTTCTGTCAATCTCACCGCTTATCCCTCCAAGCTGTTCTTTCAGACCTTTCAGTTCGCAAGCTCCTGTGCCGTAAACGCTGACGTTTGCCCAGCTGCATCTATCGCAGTCATAGTCCTCACCGGATTTCATCATCTTCTGGCACTCCGCATAGTCCCTCTCCATCTCCTCTGACACATGGATCCTGATCTCGACATGCGGTGCCGGAAACAACTTAATCTTCTTCATTCCGCCATCCTCCCAACTTATTTATTTTTTCTCCGCACAGCCACTCGTAACTCCGACACCAACATTCCTGTTTTGGTCCTGTCCTTATCGGTAAATCTTAGCTTTCTTCTGTTCATTTCCAAATTCACAGCATTATCCATCAATACCAGATTTTCTATGCTGCAATTGTCTTTGTTTCCGTCCAGAAAAGATACCATTTTTCCCTCTGGAATCGGTCCGTTATGTTCTTCCCATACCGTTCTGTGAACAAATTCAAACCGTTCTCGCTGCGGACCATCTTCTTTCACCTTTCTGATCAGATACCCTTCTGTTGTGTGCGTGTACTCACCAACATTCATATGATTTGCTGGGACATGGCCTTTCTTGAACATCGTTGCTTTGCTGCGCTCATATTGCTCTTTGCTCATCGGCCTTCCCTTGTTAGCTGGCTCGTGACCTCTTTCAAACCTACAATCCACACCACTTATGATATTATGGTTTTTCTTATATGCTCTGCATTGTCTCTCGTTGAACTCTATTCCGAAATGATCAGATACCATTTTGGCGATTTCACCAGCATGCTTTCCTGGCGCTATGCCCCGAATATAAGTTTCCATTCCTTTTGGATATTTCAACGAATATCCCTTAGGGTTCCCTACTGGAGTCCCGCTTCTGATGCCGTATCTTTTCTTAGCCGTCTTTATCATTGATTCAGAAAACACCAATCCATACTTCTGATCAAAGCCATACTGATTTATCATCGTCACAATTTGCTTCGTTGTTTTTCCTGGAACATTCTCACGCAGCCATTTAACAATGTCTTCAGGCCATCTCCTTGCCATCTACTGACCTCCTTGTGAACGAGGATGCACTTCCAACATCTCTGGCACTACTCGCGGACGGTCATATCCGTATTCATCCATGTGCTGCATCGCCTTAAACTGCAGCTCTCCTGTCTTAATAATCTGCTCACTTACTTTGGCCATCGCCTCTGATCTTCTAATTTCCGTATCAAGTTCATCTCCGCTTAAATCATCATCAGACAGCTTTTCTAACTGAGCAAATAAATGGTTATTCAGATCACCCAATGTATTCTTCATGCATCCACCCTCCCAGTTTCTTATTCAGCTTCATTGCCTCCAACCACGAAACACTCTCGCAGATTCCATTTTTCAGTTTCACCGTCGCGAAGCTTCGGTAAATTCCGACCACAGTCCCCTTCTGCTCACCCTCGCCGCACTTCACAGGCACGATAATAATTTTGTCCCCGATCTTAACCTTCTTTCTGACTTCTGCCATTCTGGCCGGGGTGATTGCTTCCCGCATATATCTGGCACAAACCACCGTCCGGCTAAGTTCTGTGCTACGTTTCCTTGCTGGCACGATTTCTCCACCTCGCTATCTTTTCCTCGTATGTGCCTTTGCCATGCTTCAGGCCGCCCAGGACCATCTTCCGGATACAATCCCAATGCATACAAAGTTCAGGTGTCCAAATGCCTTCATCACCTTCTTCATACAAGTCCACTTTCCATATGCTGTCACGGATCGTCCCTCTCTGCCAGTATTTATTGACCTGTTGAGACGGGATTCCTGTAATGCGGTATACCTCACCGGCTGTAAGATCCGCGCATATGATCTCTCCAGTTTGAATATCTCTCAAGGTGTACCTGTGTTTTCCACTCTTCTCCATATCAGCTTCCCCCCTTCTGTAATTCCTTCAACTTATCAATCAACGTTGAGCGGTTCGTTCGGCAGTCCCGGAAGAACTTTCCAGGTTTCAGAAGATACTGTTCATTTTCTCCATACCCCTCTTTGTAATTCCCATATTCCAACGCATCGTAGTTATACAGCATTGCATGATAGGTCTTAATTACAAAGCTTGTCCCATCCGGAAGTTCATACCGATAGTACTTCTCCCCAGTTTCCTGGTTATCGATCCACAGTGGCCATTCCTCATATGCGTCGATAAATTCAGCCCGCTGCTTATCGTTCTTCAGTAAAGGAAGCTCTGGCTGCTGTTCAACCGGATCCAGCTTCTGATCAGATTCATCATGTTCCTTTAATAACAGCTTATACGCCTGGATCATCATGTTATACTTTGCATAAGTGTATGGCTGATTCTCCACCCAGCAATCGCACATCTGATCAAGTACCTCTTGCGCATTTCGGATCATATCCTCCAGCGTTTTTCTGTCAAACTCAATTGGCTCTGCCGGCTGTTCAGCATTTTCCTCATCTTCTGCTGCCACTTCATCATCATCCAATGTTTTTCTTTTCGATGATGCATAGCATTCTATATTGCAGCCATCACGTTTTACACAGTTCCAACAACAATGATGAGCGCAATCTTTTCCGGTTCCGTCCTTTTCCTTGTCTTCCTCCGGCAGCGTACACCGCGATATTCCATCATGGATGCATTTCTCTGTCTTTGGCTTTTCAGGAATATCCTGCTGCTTTTCGGCAGCATTCCCCGCAGTTTCCTGCTGCGCATCGGCAGCAACCGACTGTTGCGACGTCGCAACACGCTTCCCGGAATTTTCGCACGCATATTCGCATGGCGTTTCACAATCCTTGCAGCACGGTATAGGACTCCCATCTCCTGCCGCGTGATCCGCTAAATTTAAATCAATAAACTGGCATCTCTCTCCGATCTTCTTTTCAAGGATCTCACGCTTACCGGTATCGACCATTTGGCACGGAAATGGAAATCCACATGTGGCATCGACACACCGACAATATTCCTGCCGGATCTCACATTCCAGATGACAATTAAAGCAATCGTATCCCCGTCCATTGTCTCCTTTACATCCCGGTGTCGTCAGTAAGCTATCTGCCGGATAAACTCTTTTTGGAAAACCATACGCCGATAGCTTCTCCTCCGGATCCCCGATCAGGTCCTCAGCACTGACCGTAAATGCCGTGGTTGAGGTCATCGTTTCTGTCGGTGCTGAATTCTCCACTGCCGAATCTTCCATTTCTGCTTCACCCAGCTCCGGAAAGTCTGACAGGCTCAGCTGCCCAGGGATCTCAAAGTACGGGATCTCCTTCGGTCTTCGGAGTTCACGGATCTCCCTCACCGTCATGTCCGGTGTCACCGTGCTCATCTGCTCCGCATCCAGGGACAACATCTCCTGCAGCTGTGACCTGTTAAACGCCCGGAACTCATCTGCAATGATCGGGCTGTTACCGCCGATTGAAAAGCGGTCATTCCGTTTCATATACCGTGATGCTGTTCCCTTGCTAAATCCATATTCACCCCAGGCATAATCCCAAATAGTTTCATATCCCGCAGAACGAAACAGCTCATTATCCCGGACAGCTTTCAGATAATATCCAACCGTAATCACTGACTGGGCTGCATCCTTCAATCCATTCCGGATCCCGGCATCCGCTTCTTCAAGTGTTATAGTATTTCTATTTTCTACAACTTCACCTTCCAACGAAGTTGTTTCAAGGCTTGTCTGGTCCATATATCCTTCCTTTCACGTTCCGGAGGAGACGCTCTGTCATCTCCCCCGGCCATCAGCTCATCTTTATCCGATGATCACGATCCGTTCCCGGATACTCTCCGGCATGCCTTCAAGCGCTTTGCGGAAATACTCCTTGATCCGGTTCACCGCTTCATTCTTCCAGAGTCCACCCTCTGCCTCGATCAACGAAAATGCCGGAACCACCTTGTCGCCCATCCGGAATACAAAGTTCGAAAACGGCTGCTCGATTTCCTGGAAGGTACGGTACGGTGCCAGGTAAACCGGATTCGGCACGATCACATCCGACTTCGATGCAACTCCTGTGCTCATCGTGGCCACCTGGGTCTTTCCATCATCGGAGTATGTAGCATTATTCTTCTGCTCCACATTTCCTGCAAACTTGACCAGAATATCACGGTCCGTACTCTGCACAAAGTTTGACTGGATCTCGATCATGAAACGCTCCTGATCATACCAGCTGTCAAAATGATACTTGGAGATCTCTGCTCTACAGGTAAACAGACACTCTCTTTTTCTCTCCATGTCCAGAGCAGATACAAGGTTTACTTCCTCCGGTCCTACGATCTCGATGATCATGTTATGGCAATCCGGGAACTCAGATGAGCATGACGCGATGTAATCCACCATAGCAGACAGGGACGCCGCCTCGATCGCGCTGGCTCTCTTCGGTGCTCCATAACGCTCCAGGCGTTTATTCGCATATGTCTCGCCGCAGATCTCCAGGACCTGCACCTTCTCTGCGTTATTTCCAAGACCTACAATGTACGATAATGCTTCTCTTAACATTTCATTTCTCCTCTCATGCTCTTAAATCAATGGGTCCTCTTGTTTCTTCATTTAGGATCTCTCCGGCATCCGGATCACACTCTTTCTCTGCCGGTCCGGAATTTCCTGCTGAGTAAACAGCTACCTGCGGACGGTTATTCCCGTATTCCGTCATCGAGATCTTGCCGGACTTCGCATCCTGTCCGATCAGGAACAGCGATGATCCCTTTCTGGATCCTGCCAATTTCGTTTTCACGCTGTACTCAACGTTAATGCCGCCTGTCTCTCCCGGAATGAAGTTCAGGTTGACGACCAGCCCACGCTTTTCCTTCGGATCCATGTTCGGATCAATAATGTTCCGCCCGATCTGGGCCAGCGCAAGTCTGAACTGCTCCGCCAGTCCGCCGCCATCGATCGTGTCAAATGTAATTTTCGCCATATCTTATCTCACCTCCCTTCAAGTTAATTAAACGGCAGCCCTTCGTCTTCGACATTATCAGGAATATTCATGAAGTCGTCATCTTTGGATCCCCGGCTTCCAGCCCCGCTGCCGTCCCGTCTGCTATCCGCAAACTCCTGACTTTCAACGATAACATCTGTTGTATAGACCTTCTGACCATCCTTATTTGTATAGCTCCCGGTCTGCAGATGTCCGCTGATCAGAACCCGGAGTCCCTGACGGAAATACTTTTCCGCAAATTCTCCGGCGCGGTCAAACGCCACACAGTTAATGAAATCCGCTCCCGGATCCGAATTCTGTTGTGTCTTTCTCCGATCAATGGCCAGCGTATATTTTGCGATTGCCATCGATCTCTCTCCCTGGGAGTACCGGACTTCCGGATCCCGTGTCAGTCTTCCCATCAAAATCACCTTGTTCATGTCTTTCTCCTTTCAATGACAGCCTTGTGACAGGTTTATGACAACTTTTCAAAATAACCTGTCATTCACTTTTTCCTTGTTTTATCAGGCTTTCCAGTTAATTATCTCTTTTAATGACAGGTATGACAGGCAAATATGATTCGTAATACATACGCACGCGCACATGCGAGAGTCAAAAAAACCTGTCATTCTTGTCATTCCTGTCACTGAAAACCCGGAAACGCTTATTTTATGCGGGTTTCCGCAACTCTTCGTTTTTTCAAAAGCTGTCACAAACCTGTCATTCACCTGTCATTTCTCCTCAACCGGCAGGAATCCATCATCTTTCAGCGTTACATCTAAAAAGACGCGTTCCGTCGCAGTTCTCTTGAATACGAACCCTTTCTCCTCCAGATTCTTAAAGAACGGCTTCGGACTATGGTATTTCCGCCCACAATTCTCACAATATTCCTTGTATTTATCATAAAGTAGCGTTCTGGAGATCTTGCTCCCCTGCTGCCGTTCCAGACACTCATCTACAAATGCCTTGACCGTATCTGCTTCCCGGTACAGTTCTTCCACCCGCTCCTTCGCACCAGCGCTCTCCGTGAATTCTCCATCGGTATAGAGCTTCTTTAATGCACCGACCGCCATCCAGATCGAATATCCGATCTCTGCCTGAAGCTTCTCTCCCAGCTCCAGATCTTTCTTCGTCGGTTTCTTATTCATCTCCAGAATCAGCAGACGCCGATAGAACGCATTCGATTTCTCATCCAGATTCAACGGGATCTTGTTCGCCGAGAAGATCAGCTTTGCATATGACCGGAACGGAACCGGATCCCGCCCTTTCCGCTCGCAGATCATGACATCCTCGCCGGTTGCCTTTTTGATGTTATCCACCTGCATCAATGCATCCGAGGAGATATCCGCACACGCATTCAGCAGCATGCCTTGCAGCATAGACGGATAGAATCTCTCATTCAATGCCTGAAGGCTGATACCGCTACAGTTTGCCGGTCCCACGATGTCCTGGATCAGGTTGATCACCTTCGATTTTCCGGTGCCGCCGATACCACGGATGATCATAAACCTCTGGAACCTGGTATCTCTTGTCATGCTGTAGCCGATGTACTGCCACAGTGTCAGCTGATCCGTATGGTCCGGCATCGCATCATTCAGGAACCGGCTCGTATTTTTTCCCGCCTCATCCAGATTCTTCCGGATCTCCATATCCAGGGCATGAGGAATCTGGTTGATCGACAGGTATTCTGGCTTATGCTTACGAAGTTTTCCTTCCCTAACGTCGAACATCCCATTCTTGAAGTTGATCCACCAGGGCGGATATGCATTTAACTCTTCCAGGGACTTCTGGAGCTCCTGCTGCTCGATCAGCAGATTATAGACCGCTGACAGACACCGGAATGTAATAAACTTTTCCGGAATCAGCTTCGATACGACCGCTTTCACCTTAATTCCATCCTGATCCAGGTAATAGCAGCCATCCCTGTATATATAAAGCTCCCGGCCCATGACGAACATGCACATCGTCTCCATCAGGTAGCGGACCACCGCAATATCTCTGACACCGGTTATCCTTCCATCTTTGGAAAAGTTAATGAACTGGTTCTGATCCAGTGGAGCATTCTCTGATCCCTCATACCTTGCAACGTACCCGGCCAAGGCCTTCTCAAGTTCGTCCTGCCGCTCATACTTCGCGAGATACTCTTTTCCACGGAACACCACATATCCGTTCGCCTTATATGGAATCTGATTGTTTTTCAGCGTTTCTTCCAACAGATCATTCGTCTTCTTCCGGTCACATGACAAAACGAACGTATATTCCGATAGTTCCGTACCCGTGTTCACCGTGTCGCGGATCCAGTTGCAAAAAGACTCTGCTGTGAAATAACCGTCTCCGGTCCGGGATATGTATAATGACATATAATCCAAAGTCACGATTGCCTTGCAGATCGCGATATTATCATGCACGAAGATATAAGACTTGTCCGGACTCGCAGGCCGCTTCCGAATCAGCCCAGAAATGATCTTCTCATTCACCTATGTCTCCTCCTGCTGCCGTCCGGTACTTCTCAATACCGTAAACTTTATACGCATCGGCAAACTGTACCCATCCTTTCTGATGTGCCAGGCTATGATGGATCCGGCACAGCGCCGCAATTTTCTTTTCTGAATCATCGACATGACGCCGGTCATTGCCCATTCCGATCGCATCCACATGATGGATCTCCGCAGTCTTCCCACAGATGCAGCATCTCTTATATCTGATGCACTGGATCAGATATGCGTCAATGTCGTCGGTCCGCTTCAAGCCGGACTCTGTTAAGATCAATCCTTCTTTCAAACTGTACTCCATGAGCGTGTTGATATACTCCCTCGCTTCGGTGATCGTACAATCCGAAAGACTGATCACCTTATCCTGTCCCAGACGGAGCATGTTCTCCACCTTCATGATCTCTTTCGCTGCCTCCACGGTGTATCCCGTATAATTTGAGATATCCCCCAGTGTGGCATATGCTTTCCGGCGCTGTGCCGGGGTAATGCTCCGCCCGTCATCAACTCCCAGAGCAAGTTCTTTGCACTTTCTGGTCTGGATCAGTTTCCCGGCCTGCACCGGGATACGGATACACAGAAACGTCTCTCCATTCTGCTCTTTCGCCCATTCCAGGAATGCGCTGTAATAGGTCATACCCACCCCTCCTTGAGCCGCGCAAGGTTTGGAGCGATTGCAACCTGGTTGGAAATTTTCAGCAGACGCTCCAGACGTTTTTCCTCTTCCTCTGTAAGCTTCGACATCTGCGGATTGATCCGCAGCACCTTCCGGCAATCTGCCAGGTACCATCCGTCCCGCATTCCGATCCGCTCGACCCGATACACCGTCGTATCATTTGATTCGTAATAATCAAACGCAACGGACTGAGCGATATAGCATCCTGGATAGATCACTGCAAGGGAATGATCTCCATTCACCTCTTTCTTATAGCGAACCTGCCGAAGACGTTCTCCATCCGGTCCTGCTGCCACGATCGATTTACCAAGCCGTCTCTGCTCATCATATCCGCCAGAGTTCCAGATCCCATACCCTTCCTGAATGCGCTCAACATGAAACGGCATCGGCGGATCCAGTGCTTTCTGCTCCTGCTTCTCTATCGAATCAATTCTGTAGAAACCGTCCAGGATCCCTTTTTCAAGATTCTTATCTATGGTAACTGCAGTCTCCGCTGCAATCGCTGCTGCAATAATCTTCATTCTCTGTTCGTAATTCATGTGTCTCCTCCTTTAACTGCTCCTCGCAGGAATGGCAGAGCCGAACATCTCCGGCATCTACCCATATCCTGCGGCCACACCGGTCACACTTATACTGTCCCATTTCCTTATCGCCTCCCGGCTATACGAGTATCCTATATACCATTCCCACGCAGACTGTTGCATCAGATCCGCCAATATGGTTCTTCCTTGCCGCAAGCCAGGCGGCCCGGTCTGGAAGTATGTACTTCTCGGCAGGCATTAGGCTTTCCCCTTTGCAATCTGCTCTTCAAATTCCTTTTTTAAAGATTCTGCTACATCTTCCGAAATTCCGCAGAAGTCAATCCCCATACCTGTATATTTGGTTCCTACAAAGAGTACATTCCCGGCAATCGGATATCCGTGCTTATCTGTTTCATACAGCCAGCTGCCAAGGATGTTCAACTCTAAAGACTTCAACAGTCCTTCTTCATCGACCAACATAACCATGCGATGACCTTCTTTTTCCATTTTCTTACTGACCTTCACTTTTGAATAAAGCCTTTTGGGGCTAACCGATTCATACAAATCACAATCTTTTCCGATCAGCTTCCTCAGAGCTTTATTCTGCATCTGATAAGATCCTTCCGGATAATCGTGGATCGTCACCTGCAGATCCGTTGAAACTCTGACCAATTTTTTCATTGATTTTCTCCTCTTTCTCCTCTAAAATAGAGGTGTAAACTTTTTACATGTGATCCCCTCGGAGTTGCTGCTCCGCTATGGGGATCTTTTAGTTCCTGTATATATGCTTTGTTAAGATGTCATACAGAAGATCAAACAGTTCTTTCATTTCTGCTGTTGTGTATGTTTTCTCCGGTTCCAGTTTTGCTTCCGTTTCAGTCCATCCGTTTAAGAATGCGATGATATAACCAATGTTTTCACCACGTTCTACAAGCTCTTTTACATGTCCCAGAATTGTCTCCATGAACTCACCTTCCCTTAGACCGGTATGATCCCGGCCATACGAGCTATCATATATACCATTCCCGCACAGGCACCGCCCTCGATCAACGCTCCGACCGCATACGCAAGGCGCGTTGCCGGTCCCGGTCCTTTTTCTTCAACTGTGATCGGCATACAGGACACACATATCCGCCCTGCCCGATCCGTATGTACTTCGATACGCCCCATTGTCTCATGCACAGCGCGCATAGTTCTTTTCTCATGCATCTTTTCCACTTCCTTTTACAGCAGGATAAATTCCTTGATTTCTTTTGATGTAAGCTCCCGGCCCAGGAGCACGGACGCTGCCTGGAGCGGAGTAAATTTCAGTACAGTTGCAATCTTCTGCATCTCATCCAGGGAATACGTCTCCGGCCGGTGGTACTTATTCTGGATCGTTTTCTTCGTTACCCCGACCTTAACAGCTAAAGCAGCATCATCGATCGCCAGCCGCTCCTTATTCCCCGCAATACACGCGCGAACGATCCGGTTCCGTTCTTCCTGCATACTCGGTTTTAATTTCGGCATACTTTTTCACCTCTCTTATTTCTCAACTGCGGTCTCTTGCTTCTGCGCCGCTGTCGCGTTATACTTTTCATACAAGCATCGATACACCAAATACATATAAAGGAGTTTTTATGAACATTGTTGTTAAAGCACAAAACTTACATCCTCAAAAGCATAATATAGATGTTGAAATTTCAATCCCTACTACTTGTCCAAGATGCGGTGTTGCCTATAGGGAATATCCTAAAGATACATACATTTTTCAATGTGACAGCATTGTCAATTACATAGGTACGCGCGTATACTCTTTCTATTTTTGTCCTCACTGCGGAAAAGGATTTTTGGTTGAAT